ACAACGACGGCACGGTGACGCTCGTTTCGGCCGGCACGCTGACCAGCCAAGCGCCGCAATGGAACCACACGGGGCCCATGAAGATCGACGGAACGCTCCAGGTTGTGGACACGATCACTGGGCAGGGCGGTATGGCGGTTTCCGGCGACAACGGGACTGGAAAGTCGATGAGCATCACTGGCGACCTTGCCACGGTCGGCGCCTTCACGAACAACGGCCACGACGTCGGTAGCAGCCACCGCCATGTGAACTCTGGCGGATCTGGCCTCGGCGGGGTTCCGCAATGACGCAGCAACTATTGAATGACCTCACCCAGTGGGTGGGCGACGACCTTGCTGCGTCCGCCACCGGCGATCTCGGCACGGCTAACGCAGATACGCGGACCAACCAGCGGATTGTCCGCCGGCTGGTGACGCCCAAGGGCAGCTACATCTTTCACCCTGATGATTACGGCGCTGGCCTGCCGGCCATGATCGGCGACACCGTCGATATTCCAGCGATCACCGGCGAGATCCGCTCACAGATCCGGATGGAGGAGGGGGTGGCGCAGTCGCCGGAGCCGAGGATCACGGTCCAGCCGATCCAAGACGGCGTCAGCGTCGGCATCGCCTACACCAGCTCGGTCACGCGCCGGCCCGTATCCCTGCAGTTCAACGTGAATAAGTGACATGGCCCTTCAGACGCAAGACTTCGTAACGCTGGTCCGGAACCAGGTCACGGCCATCCAAGGCTATGCCAGCGTCCTGGTCGACCTGACCATCGGCTCGATCCTGCGGGCGATTGTCGAGGCCAATGCCGCCGTCGCGATCTGGCTACAGAGCCTGATTGTCCAGGTACTGGCGATCACCCGGGCGGCGACGTCGAGCGGCGCTGATCTTGACTCCTGGGTGGCAGATTTCGGCGTCGCCCGCCTGCCTGCGACCTTCGCGACCGGCCAAGTCACGTTCTCCCGGTTCACGTCGACGCAGCAGGCCGTCGTGCCAGTCGGTTCGACCGTTCAGACCGGAGACGGCAGCCAGCAGTACGCCGTCGTAGCTGATGCCACGAACCCGGCATACAACGGGACGCTCGGCGGCTACGTGATGGGAGCGGGCACCGCAAGCGTGACGGTGCCTGTCGTGGCGCTTGTGGCCGGCGCGGCCGGCAACGCGATCGCGGGCGCAGTTTCAGTGATCGCCGGCGCCATCGCTGGCGTCGACACAGTCACCAACGCAGCGGGCTTCGTCAACGGCGCAGATGCCGAGTCGGATGCTGCGCTTCGGACGCGATTCATCGCTTATGTGCGGAGCCTCTCGAAGGCCACCAAGGACGCTGTCGGCTACGCGATCACATCGCTTCAACAGGGCGTGACCTACTCGCTGGTCGAGAACGAGACCTATGGCGGCTCGGTTCAGATGGGCTACTTCTACGTGGTTGTCGATGACGGCACCGGGGCCCCAACAGGCACCTTTCTCTCGACGGTCGCGAATGCGATTGACGCCGTCCGCCCACTCTGTAGCAGCTTCGGCGTGTTTGCCCCTGTCGTCGTAAATGCCGCGGTGGCGATGACTGTCACTGTTGCGCCGGGATACGACGTCGCGGCGACAAAGACGCTGGTGTCCGATGCACTGAAGGCATACATCAACTCTCTGTCTCTTGGCCAACCCTTGCGGTACTCCAGGCTGTCTCAGATCGCCTATGACGCCTCGCCCGGCGTGACAAACGTCACCGGCGTGACGCTCAACGGCGGGACGGCCGACCTGACCGCCACGGCGAAGCAGGTTATCAAATGGTCCTCGGTGACGGTGCTCTAAATGGCGACAGGCGATCAAGCTGATATCTACCGCCGACTGCGGGGCTATCTCCCGCCATGGTTCGGCGATGAGGCGAACACGCCTAATCTAAACGGGCTGCTGAATGGTCTTGCGTACGCGGCTGCATACGTCTACGGGCTGATCAGCTACACAAAGTTGCAGACCCGCATCAAGACCGCCACGGATGGGTGGCTCGACATGATCGCGGCGGACTTCTTTGGGGACGCGCTGCTGCGAGCGGCGAACCAGTCAGATGAGTCGTTCCGCGCGCGGATTCTGATCAACATCTTCCGGGAGCGGGCGACCCGCGCCGGGCTGATCAGGATTCTTCAGGACTTGACCGGTCGGACGCCGATTGTCGTCGAGCCGACGCGCCCGATGGACACTGGATCATATGGCGGTCCCCTCATCGGTTACGGCGTGGCCGGCGCGTACGGATCGTTGCTGCTGCCGTTCCAAGCGTTCGTCACGGCGTTCCGGCCCACGGGCAGCGGAATCCCTCTGATCGCCGGCTACGGTGTCTCGACCGGTGGCTACAGCCAGCCGTCGCGCGCTTCCTACGCCTCGCTCTCGATGATCCAAGGGGCGGTAACGGATGCCGACATTTACGCGGCAGTCGACAGCGTGAAGCCGGTTGCCACCATTGTGTGGACGCGGATCAGCAGCTAAGCAACCGAACAACATCACTTCCAATGGCGCCTCCGGGCGCCATTCTCATTTGGAGCGAAGATGGATCGCCAGATCGTCTATCCCGGGCAAATTCCGCTCGAAACCGACCTGCTCAACTCGAACAAGTTTGCGATGGTCGCGGTGGCCAAGTTGGCCGCCGCGATGTTCGGCACCTCGACGATTGTCAACGGGCTTGCCTGCGTGCCGACCGGACCGGCCTCGCTGCAGGTAGTGGTGAACCCGGGTGAGATGTACAGCCTGGTGGCCACCGATGCGACGGCATATTCGTCGCTGTCGGCCGATGCCCACAACATCCTGAAGCAGGGCATTTCGCTCGACGCCGTGACGCTGAACTGCCCGGCGCCGGCAACCGGTGGCCAGAGCATCAATTACCTGATCCAAGCTGCCTACCAAGACTCGGACACAGGTCTCGTGACGCTGCCGTACTACAACGCCAGCAATCCGTCGCAGGCATGGTCGGGTCCCGGCAACTCCGGCGCGCCGCAAGCCACCGCGCGCAAGGGCATCGTGGTCATCTCGGCCAAGGCCGGTACCGCGGCGCCCACCGGCTCCCAGACCACACCGGCTCCGGATGTCGGCTACACCGGCCTGTGGGTCGTGACGGTTGCCAATGGCCAGACGACCATCACGTCGGCCAACATCGTCCAAGCCACGAACGCCCCTATTCTGCCAAACGATCTCGTGCATGCCATGCAGCAATCCGGCACGATCGTCGGCGTGGATACGGGCGTGGCAAACGCCTATGCCGTCAGCTACAACCCCGCGATCCAAGGGCTGACCGATACCATGCCCCTGTGGTTCAAGGTGAAGACTGCGAACACCACCGCCAGCACGCTCAACGTCAACGGCTTGGGCGCATCTCCCTTGGTCGGCGCCTATCACCAGCCGCTGCAAGGCGGCGAATTGGTTGTTAACGGCCGCGCTCTGGTTGTCTGGCGCGCCGATATCAGTTCGTGGGTGCTGCTATTTTGCACTGGCGGACCCCAGCAGGTAGCGCCGGCGACCGCGACTTACCATGCTGTAAATCACTCGCAGGTGATCGGTGTGGGTCAGACGTTGCAGGACGTGACTGCCTCGCGCGCGATCGGAACGACCTATACGAACGCGACGGGCAAACCAATCTTCGTCGAGGTGCTGGTGCTGATCGGCTCGAACCAGGGCGCCAACTTTGCAAAGGGTGGCGTCAATATCCAGAACTTTGGCAACGGCAGCGCTACCACACAGGCGTATTCCATGTCGTCCATTGTGCTGCCTGGCACGACCTACGCAGTGACCGTGACGGCTGGCGTTACGCTTGGCCGCTGGTGTGAAACCCGCGCATAGCAAAGGAAATCAACCATGCAACATTTCCGAGACACCGTAACCGGCGGCCTGTACGCGTTTGAGGACAACGTGAGCGCAATCCCCGCCGAGGGCGGCGGTTTGACGTTCCTCGTGGACGGCGAAGCGCTCCCGGGGCCGTATCCCGCCACGCTGGAACCGACCGACGACATCACGCCGCCTCCGTATGTGCCGACCGCGGCGGAGAACGCTGCGATGCGGGATACGCTCGTGCGGTCCGCTACGGACAAGATCGCCCCGCTGCAGGACATGGTCGAGTTCGAAATGGCCTCCGACGCCGACGTAGCGCTGCTGAAAGTGTGGAAGCTGTACCGCATCAATCTCAGCCGGCTTGATCTGCACGTAGTGCCCGTAGACTGGCCAGATATGCCTTCATAGAAATACGGCCCCGCGGAATAGCTTTGCGAGGGCACGCTACAATGTCGCCAAAATCAACACAAAGCACAGAAGGTAGACGAGTGATCTCTACAATACATGCATTGCGCGGCTTGGCGGCTCTTGGGGTTCTTCTCGCCCACTCGAATTACGCGTTCTTTGGGTTCGTGTGTTCGCAATTCCAAGGGGTCCGCATTTTCTTCGTAATCAGCGGCTTCATCGTTGCTTATATCACCGAGGACGGAACCGATAACTTCCTGTACCGTCGCGCGGTCAGAATCCTGCCGGTCTATTGGCTGCTGACCATTTTCGCCGTTGTCTGGTACTCCCTCAGTCAGTTCGCTTGGCTGGAGGTTTTGATCTCGAATCCAACACAGGCGTTCTCGCAGCTTGAGTCGTTGTTGAACACACCCCACGTACTGACTACAGTGTTTCGCAGCATGGTCTTGATGCCATATACGGATGCATACAGCGGTCAGTACACCGTGTTTCTGCATGTGGGATGGACTCTGGCGATCGAATGTCTGTATTACCTCCTGTTTGCCATCTTTGCGATGGCGGGGCGGACGCCAGCGATGCTCGCGGTATCGGCATTCTTTATTGGATGCAACGCGCTGCGGATGTTCTCTGACTTGGGCGGAGTGTTGGCTTTCTACGGAAAAATCGAGTCGCTTTACATCGTCTTCGGCTTCGTGGTCTATTGGCTT